GTCGTCAGTCGCTTGACCTCCAAAGTTTTGACCCACCCTCCCATCTTATACCCGCCTAAGTTGCGTCGCCGCGTCGCGAGTTGCAAGACCGATGCGCGGGAAGAAGTGGCGAGTCTGTGTCGCCAGGTATGACGTGGTCAGCGGTCCACGGATCGCCGTCGCGTGGGCCTTCGAGACAGATCCAGCAGTATTGGGCAGACTCGCGTACTGCCTTGGCTCGTGCTTGGTAGTCGCCGGTGTAGTGAGGTCGGTGAGGCTTGGGATGGAGTCGGTTATAGGTGGCTTGGCAGTCTGGGCATCGGCGTGGGTTGGTGGTTAGATTGCCACAGGTTAGGCATGGTCTAGAGATGGTCATAGTGGTGAGCGGTAGGCGGTCACGCCGTCACGCCATGTTATACATGGCGGTGAACGGCGTATGAGACAAATGGTTGTGTCGCGCCGTAGTCACGCCGTTTGCTGGACCCAATGAACATAAAGGTTTGCTGAGATAAACGGCGTACGCCGTGGTCACGCCGTGTGTGCGTGGCGTGACGGCGTACGCGCCATATTTTGGGTGGGTCACGCCGTCACCATCGTTCGATCGGAAAGGCCTCTATCGGGCCGTCTAAGCGTTCTAATTCGGCTTTGGCGAGCTTCATGGCGGATCGAGCGGTTGCGCCTGGCAGGTCGCGGTATATGCGCCATAGTTTCTCTTGGGCTAGGCGGTAGTCAAGGTTGTGTTGTTTGATGAGGTCCATTGCCTTTTGGAGTGAATCTAAGCCTTTCTCGTTGGTCGTGAACATTTCGGTGGATTCGTTGACGGCGAGGTATTGGTCGCGGATCCAGGTGTGGCGTTTCTTGGTGGCGGTCAGTTTGATTTCGTCGCCGCTTCGTACCATTTGCCACACTAGGTCGACGTCGTCGTTCTTTGCGCTGGTGCCTCGTGCGCCTTTGGCTATGTCTTTACCTGCGTGGTCTATGCGGAGTAGTGATCGGCCTTCTTGTTTGAGGTTGATGGCTGTCCATCGGTAGAAGTTGCGGACGGTGTCGGCTTCGTTCTCTGCTCCTTCTACTGCTCGGCTGAAGGTGTCAATGATGACGAGTTCAGCTTGGCAGGCTCGTGCTAGATCGCAGATTTGTTTTGCGCCTTCTGGTTTGTCAAGTGATGCTATTGGTGGGAGTGATGCGTAGTGGAGACGGGTCAGGTCGCTGTTTTTGTTGTAGCCCATTGCTGTCAGGCGTTCGTGGAGTTGAGATTGCTGCATCTCGTAGTCCATGTAGAGAACGTTGACTGGGTTGTTATCTTTGCCGAATAGGTTGCGTCCGGTGGCGAGTCCTGCTGCGATGTAGAGCGCGAGCAATGATTTGCCTGTTCCGCCTGGTGCGAAGATGACTACGAGTTGGTTGCGCGGGATAACGGGTTCAATTAGCCAATCTTCTTCTGGGAATGATTGGTTCCAGAAGTCTGTCCAGTTGATGAGGATGTTGTCGGTTTTTGATGGTTGCTCGACTGGTACTAACGCTTTGCCTTCTTGTAGGAGCTTCTTGGCGAACGCTGATCGGTCGCCGTTGTGGTGCATGGCGGCGGTGTAGCCGAACCGTGTGTATGCGCCCGCAGGTAAGCCTGGGATGGATGTGGTGAATACTTTGAGAATGTCTTTGCCTTGCCAGCCTGTGGTGGCTGAGGTGCCTTCTCGAATGTCTTTGCCTGGTCTGACCCAATGTGATTCGCCTGATTGGTCGGTGTGTGCGAGTGTCCAGCCGTCTTGTCTTAGTAGTTCGGGCCATGTGGTTGCAGCACAGTAGCGAGATGCTGGTCCGTCTTCTTCGAGGAGTAGCGATGGTGGTGTGGCTGGTTGAGTTGGTGTGGCTGGTTCGGTTTTCGCTGTGAGGAGTAGCACCATCCACAGTGGCATGTCTGCTGGTTTGTGGTCGGCTATCGAGCGTTCGTCTGTCCATTGGTATTCTTTGCCGTTCGGATGGACTGTTGGTGGTGCGAGGACTTGTCCGCCTATGCCTCGGATGTCGATGCCTTGTCCGAGTTTGCCTGATGCTTCGTTGCGGATCGGTGCATCGGTTAGGAAGTAGATGTGTCGTCCGCCGGAGCCTGTGATGACTTCGAGTGTGTCGGGTAGTTTGCCGTGTAGTTGTTCTAGGTCGGCGAGTGTGTCGGAGCCACGGTATTGTTCGCGGTCATCGATGTCTACGACTATCAGGTAGCGGTTGCGACATTCACCTGTTGCGATGCCAAGTCCGCAGTCTTTGAATTGTCCTTCGAACCATTGTCGGATTGTGGTCGGGTCGGTTGTCGCGGCGTTCTGCCAACCTGACATTGGTGGCCGTTTCTCGCCTTGTTTGATTGGTATTACGCGCACACCTTTTGTGGCGTACGCGAGTGCAGTGTTTAACACGGACATGGTTCTCCTTAAGTGCAGGTCAGTCTAGTGAGACTGTCTGCGGTCACTTGGTTTGTTTGCGGATGTTGCCGATTATGTCGGCAGGTACTTCTCGACCACGCAGGTCATAGAGGAAGGTGACGAATCCAATCTCGTCTACTTTCTCAACTTTGTTCTCCATGAACGATGTGGCGAGTGCGTTGATTGGCCAGATGACGAACCATGGTTCGCTGTCTTCGGCAACTTCACCCCACCAGCCATCTTGTTTCGAGTGACCGTATTGGACAATGAACGATGGAATTTTTGCCATGTTGCCGAGCTGTGCGAGTGTTCGTGCGCCGACATTGATCAGGTCTAAGACGGCGTGTTCGTGTTTGTAGTCGATGATTGCTTTCGGTACGCATTTGTCGTATTCGACCATGAGGAAGTCGATATCCATCGCTGGTGTGTTGTAACCCCAGCCGCGATGCCGTTGTGATAGCCAGGCGTCTCGTTTGAAGTGTTGTTCATTTGATGTCATTTTTGCTCCTCTAGTTTAAGTAAATGTTTCCCGATCCATTGCGCCACGGGCGAGGCGACGCCGTTGCCGCATTGTTTGTAGCGGTGTGTGTCGGCTTGTTCTGTGCCGTCTGCTTTCCATCGGGTGTGGTCATCTGGCCATCCCATTAGCCGTTCACATTCCAAAGGTGTGAGTCGACGGACTGCCATCGTTGGTTGTTCTTGTGAGACTGCGTGGATGTCGGTGCTGGTGAGTGTGAACATTGGTTCGCCTTCTTCGGTGTGTCCTTTGCCTGCTGGGCCGTTGTGATCCTGTCTGCCGATCATGCTGCCTTGAATACCGTAAGCAACTGCTTGCGCACCTGTCTGGTCGATTGTGTATGCCGGTGAATGTTCTTCGCCTACACCTAACCCGTTCTGATGTTTCTCTATGTCACGACCGTCTTGGATCGGGTAGGCAACTGATGGTGGTGCTTGGGATGATTTGAGTGTCGGTGCAATGTTTTCGGTGACGTTCGCGTTGCTGCCAAACTGTGTGTCAAAAGCGAGCATTGGTGTGTTGCCACCACCAGTACCCATCTTCGCCGACAAAGTTTGTGTCACTCCATCGTCGGCTATTCGTGCGCCGTCACGGTACGAGTTTTCAAACACGATGGCTGTGGTGGCTCGAACATCGCCCTGGTCAAATGAGTTGAGTGTCGGGTTTACTGCGCCTTCTACCCATGTTTCTGAGTCGTCTGCTGTTTGTGCGCGACTAGATTTCACAAACGGCTGAACAACTTGAAGTAAGTTTTTTGACACAATCTCATTCGTAACTTGTTTTGTTAAGTCTGAGACAGTCAATGCTCCCACGATGAGTGTTTCACTTCCACCACCGAGAACGCCATTAGATGCTTTCAATGCTGCAACATCACCTTCTTTGAATTGTGCAAACGAAGACTCTGCATAACTTTGTTCATCTGTTAACTGATTGTTTGAACTACTTGTTCCAATGCTTTTTGCAGTCTTGCTGGCAGCACTTTTCCTCTTCGGTTTGCTCTTCGCAAGATGCCTTGGCAGGCTTTCGCTGACAGGTAGTAGCGGGCTTGGACAGCGTTCGGCGATTGCAGGATTGAAGATAGCGATGACGAACACGCGCCTTCGTCGTTGGGGTACTCCGAAGTATTGCGCATCCAGCACTGCCCATTCGATGACCATTGCGCCTGCTTCAGCCATTTCGTTGATGATGATCCCGAAGTCAGCACCTCGGTTGGAGTTGAGTGCGCCGACGACGTTTTCCCAAATAGAGATTCTTGGATATTGTCCATTAGTTTCCTTTCGTAGTTCTTTGATGATGCGTATGCCTTCGTGAAATAATCCTGATCGTTCGCCTTCTAGTCCGCTGCGTTTACCTGCGACCGACAGGTCTTGGCATGGTGATCCCCACGCAACGACATCTATGACGGGTGCTTTGCTGAGGATGTGTTTGCCTGTGAGGGTTGATACATCTTCCCATTTCGGTACTTGAGGCCAATGCTTGTTGAGGATTGTGTTTGCGTGTTTATCCCATTCGCATTGGAACACGGTTTGCATTCCTGCGTTTTCTAAACCCATGTCGAATCCGCCGACACCGCTGAACAGTGATAGCACTTTCATTGTTGCTGCTCATCTTGGTCAAATGGCGTGTCATGGCTGTAGCCCATAGTGGGATGGTTGGGTGAGCGTCGTGGTCGGCTGAGCCTGATACGAGGGTATCTGACACCGTTGCGCAATGTTTCATGGAATCGTAACGCATCAAACACACGATCCATACCGCCGTGGATTAGTGCGTCAGCGAGCATGTCGCAACATTGACGTTCTTGTTGAAGCGAGTTGCTTATTGCTATCAGTCGTTCTTTTTCTTGCTTATTCATGTGCAGGCCTCCTATGACCTAATCGTCTTCGAGTAGCTGTCTTGCTATTCGAAGTTTCTCGGCAGCTCCCGCTGATTCGAGAAGACCGATAGTAGTAGATGTGACCTGCTCAGGCGGGCATATCGTAAAAAACTTTTGTTCGGTCGTCACATAGTTCTGGATCGTGGCGACCAGCACATAGGCGGTGCAAACATTGTCGGCATCTACCTGTGACTCAATAAAGTATTTGATGCGGTCATCAATCGGGTCTTCGCTCTCATTCATCGTCGTCCTCTAGTTTCTCGCCGCACACAGGCTTGCGTGGCAGGATGCGGTTCGGTAGGCAGGCACAGAGTCGGGCTTCCATTATCGTTCCGCCACGGTGCGTGGGAATGGCAGGTCGTTGTACGCCTGGTTGAGTAGTCCGAGGTATCCGAGTGCGTCAGCGAGCGAGTCGTGATGGAGTCGGTTCTTGTCGAGGTTGGTTCGTAGCCGCGCCATCTTGACCGACACCATGAACAGGAGTGCGTCGGCGAGGCTGAGTCGGATGCCGGTTAGTCCTTCAAAGATTTGGATGACTTTGCTGTAATCCTCAACCACGTTGCCGTAGTCGTTGTTGCGTGGTCCTGTGACCAATTGATGTGCTTCGAGCAGGATGTCTGCTCCGACTGATTCTGTTTTCATTGTGCCTCTTTGCAGATCTCGTATTTGGATTGGCTGAATGCGAGTAGCCGTCCGTTTGGTTCTATGCCGACCCATGTTGGTGCATCTGGGTCGCAGAGGCATCCTGTGATGCGGCGTGTGTCGAGTCGGACTTCACCGTCGCACAGTTGGCAAACGATGTATGTATCAAGGCCGATCGTGATCACAACTCAACACCTTGTTGGATGTGGACGCGGAGTCGGTCTAGTTGTCCGCCGAGTGATTTAATTCGGTCACGACACGCCTCAAGTTCCTTATGCAGTGACTCAGCCGCGTCAACCGCATTGTCTCGTTGCTCGGTGACACGTTCGAGCGCGACCGATAGTTCGGCGACACGGGTTTGCAACTCGATTATCTCTTGACTCATTGCGAATGTATCTGCGGTCATTGTCTTACCTCTTCCACTTCGTAAAGATTTTTAAACT